GCGTGAGGTGATGGACGTCGAGGTGGAGAATGGGATGATGGTGGTGGGTAGCTCGCCCTCAGGAAGTTGGACGCCACAGATGGCACCCCCCTTAGAGATCTCAGAGCTCTCAGGACTGATCATAAGAGACTTGCCGATAACACGGACTGACTCAAAGTCGGACTGCCTGTCAATGAGACCGCTGATGGGGAGGTGTAGGATGTGGTCGCCGATGCCGACCAACGTGACTGTCATGAAAGGCTCGATTAGGCTTGTGATACCATGGGACTTCACTTCTAGGGCAAAATAGCCCGTTTGGTAGACGTAGAAGATGATGCCCCAGCCAACTACCCCAGTGGGGATGGAGGCATACTTGTAGGACTCCTGGTGGTACCCATCATGGAAGAGGAGGGTGATGTCACCAGGTGAAGTACCTACGGAGGGCATGGGAATGGTGCAAGCTTCATCAGAGTAGAAGTTCACGTTGACTTGGGCAACTTGGCCGACGGTGGTGGACCGGGAGTCGTGCCAAAACCATTTGAGGGATGAGCGGCTAGAGGTGTCGGGAGCAGTGACGCAGAACTCCTTGTCTCCGGTCTCTGAGAACACTCCGTAGGCGGGGGACAGGTCCACCGTGGCAGCATTGTCAAAGAGGATGGGAAAGCCCAACGTTTGACGAGCTGCAATAGGTGTAGTGCCCGACTTGATTGCTACGGGAAGAGTGAAGTACAGGGACTCAGTCCAGTTACACTCTGGATGGATGGTGACATACGAGTTCAGTGGGTCGCGGGAGATGGCAAACAAGTTGCCGCCTGCTTGACAACACGATCTCGTTGAGGTGTCTTCAGTCCAATCAACAGTTGTGATCTGGAAAGGAGTTGCGGTTGCGGTTGGCCTCTGGGACCAAGCTTCAGGGAAGCGTGTAGGATGCTCCAGGGGGAGCGAGATGGCGCGCGCCACTTGCGCAGCTGCTGACACCGTAGGGCTAGAAGCCGGTCGGGTGCGGGCAGGGCGTCTGGGTCGCGATGCGGGAGTCACAGGTCCTGGAAGAGCGACCTGCGAACGGTGATTGGCATGGGTGGTGAGGTTACGTGAAGAAGCCTTGCGATTATTCGCAACCACTTCAGCACGGCATTGGGTCGGCGCCCCTCGGCGTTTTGACGCTTTGCGGCGGGCAGGCACATTGGGACTCATTGTTCGCCAGCCATCCTCCATGACAATGAGCCCATCACACCTAAGACTAGTACGCCTGTGGCAGGTAGGGAGCAAAGAGCTCCTCCAACGGCCGGTAGGCGGACCAATCAAGGTGGGGGTGCGTGCGTCTATAACCATCGAACCACTTAAAGAACACCCGTACACATTGAGGGACGGGGACGCAATTGTCCAAGCGGTTTGCGATGGCATAGATTGCCACGTCTGCGTGTATGCCGATGCACGTGTCGACAAGGTTCTGGGGGGTGTCGTCCCTTGGCCTACAGTGCCAGTTCGCCAAGGACCTCTGAGGGATGAGGGGAAGTCTCAGAGCGTGCCCATGAGCCACGACTGACACCCCCGAAAGGTAGGGGGCGTGACAGGCGAGGCGGGCAGGGTAGAGACCACCCTCGAGGAGGTCAAACTTGGTGGAGATCCCATACATCTCCATGAACAGGTCTTTCACCATAGGCAGGTTCAGCCGTGGAACGTCTTTCGGAAGCACCCCAGCAAGTTCGTCATCACCAGTGACGATGAATTTGATGTGCTGGGGGACTTCAGCGAGTGGGCAGTCGAACACTGCGGCATAGACCCGGTAGTTCATAGCGATGTGGTAGAGGCAGTTAGTGGCAGTAGTGAGGTACTGACCACTTGGGTTTCCACCAAAGCGCTGGAGGACCTCCCCATCAGGGGTGGCTACCGGGGCAATGCTGATTGAACGCGCCAGCCACCGAACGAAGGCGGGGGGGGCGCGAGTGTGTCGAAAGACCAACTTCTGGACCCAGACATTGACATTGGCGGGTATGGACTTGTCAAAGGCGGTGTAGTCAGCGCCAAATGTGCAGTAGTCCTTGAACCCGTAGGTCACTTGCTGGGCCCATGTCGTGGCGTCACAGCGGATGAACACGTGGGGCATGTAGTCGTCGAAGACGTCCACTAACCCCCCCAGGTACTTCACCATCATGAAATGTAGGCAAACGTCTAGTCCCTGAATAGAGCGGTAGCGGCCTGTCTCAATCTTGGATAGTTTGTACTTGTCCCGCTTTGAATGGGCGGTGAAAGAGACCTCAGGGTAGTCGGTTCCATCCAAGAGGTGGTCCAGGACGTCCTTTGAGAGGTCAACAAGCCAAGAAGGGCATTTGTTCTCCTCCTCTTCCATAGCCCGCTTGTCGGGGTAGGAGAAGGAGAAGGGCTCACCAGGCCCGGCGGTCTTCTTCATGCTGTTCCACGCGTCATCATTTGAAAGAGGTTCGT